GTGTTCAGTAGACTGCTTGTATCAAGAGTTTGTTTTAGAAGGCAGTGAGTTTGACCGAGCTGCTGAAGCTTGGATGGATCGAGTAGAAAAGTTTAGTCTTCTGTCCAAGGAGTTGGAAGCCTCGGAGAACCCATAAGAGAAATACCTTCTTTTCCTTTTGGAATAAGGTAACGGTAGAGAAAGATACCGTTACCTTATTCCAAAAGGAAAAGAAGGTGTTTCTCTTATGGGTTCTCCGAGGCTTCCAACTCCTTGGACAGAAGACTAAATTTTTCTACTCGATCCATCCAAGCTTCAGCAGCTCGGTCAAACTCACTGCCTTCTAAAACAAACTCTTGATACAAGCAGTCTACTGAACACATCATAATCACGCCTTTGTGTATGTCTGTGCCGTAAAGTTCGTTGTGGGCCAAAGAGTATGCAGCAAGTTGTTGAAAGTAATCCCAAACCCACTGTCTTCGTTTTGGTTTGTTTGTCTGCTTAAAATCTATGATAGAAAGGTCCTTGTCATGTACACCAATCACATCCGCTTGGCCTGCGTACCTGTCAGGATAATACAAAGAAACTTCACAGCCATACACTTGTGATATGTTAGGAAACCCTTCGTCCATGATTGTGCAGGCCATTTTCAACGCTCTTTTTTGCTCTGCGTTCTCAGGCTTGTATTCCCAAATATCGCCGTTGATGATTTGTTTCTCAAGAATGTTGTGCATGTATGTGCCTCTGGCCGCAGCTTCAAGGCGAATACGCTCTGCTTCTTCTTTTCCTACTTTGTCTATCCATTTTTTTAAGAAGTCTCCTTCTTTTGTTCCAGATAGCACAGTGGTTACTGAAGGAAGCTTGTCTCCATTGCAGTCATAAAACCTTCCGCTCTTTCGATCTTCACTAGAGAACACACCGTACTCATACGGTGATTCATAAAGTATCTTGTGCTTCACTGCTTGGGTACTTCAGAGAGGTTGCCTTCTTCTATGTCTTTTTTCAAACGTTTTACCGCGAAAGCAAAAACATTGCTGGTAGGTCTTTCCGTTTTTTCACCGATGTCAGCGGCTATATCAACGATTTCTCTGCGTATTGCTACACTTTTCCATTTTTTTGTGTCCATTTCGACTCCTATTTTACAGTATATTTTAAGATATATCTTGGTTTTTTGCGATCATAGAATCGCCCCAGTTCTTTCCAACTTCGGCGTCAACCTTGTTTGGAACATCCAAAGGAACGGCTCCTTCCATAAGCTTACAGATGGCACTGACGTCTTCTTTATTCTTAACAGAAAACACCAGTTCGTCGTGTACTTGAAGCAGAGGGGGGTACCCCGCCTCAAAACATTCGACCATGGACTGCTTCGTCATATCAGCAGCCGAACCTTGAATTAGTTTATTAAGCGATTTGTAAACAAACGCTCGTTTAATTTCTCCGTTGTACTCGTGTACAGCTTCTTTATATTTCATAGGCCTACCTGTTCCATATCTAAGCGGTTCCCACATATCAAAGTGACAACGCCTGCCCAGTATGGTTTTAATATATCCTTTCTGACTCGCGCTTCTCATTACAGAATCTGCAAGTTGTCTAACAAAAGGAGTGTAGGTATTAAACTTGGCAAGTATCTCTGAGGCTTCTTCTACTGTTACACCCAACTGATCTGCCAACTTGCCTTTGCCCATGCCATACATAATGCCAAGTCCTATGGTCTTAGCGGTCTTTCTGTCTATGCCTGCAAGATTTGCAACCTCTTGGTGAAAGTCTGCGTCTCCTTGTTGATAAGCGTCGGCAACGGACTCTGCTCCGTCATAATGAGAACGACTGGCATAGTGTGTCAGTATTCTTGGCTCTTGTTGAGAAAAGTCAGCAGAGCACCACTGCTCTCCTTTTTCCGGTAAAAACAAAGACCGGATCAAAGGACCGATCTCTTTGTTTCTCGCAGGCACTTGCTGTAGGTTTGGATTGCTCATGGACAACCGACCAGTGACTGTGCCACCAGACTCTCCTTTTAATTGCCTAATCTCAGCGTGTATGCGTCCGTTGTGTTCGTGCTTTAAAATAGAGTCTATAAACGTGCTGTGTGTTTTATTGACTTCTCTGGCTTCTCTTATCTTTTGAGCTATGGGGTGTCTGTGGTTTTCTAAGAACGCTTTAGTAAAGCTAGGCAGTCCTGTGGGTGTCCTAGAATAAGATAGGTCCATCGCATCAAAGACTTTCGCCAAAGAGTTTGCTGCCCAAAGCTGTATGTCTTTAACGCCAGACTCATCCAGTATTTCTTTGATTATTTTCTTTTCTCTCGTAACCAATTTTCTTTTGAGCACCGAAGCTCTCTCGACATCCACTCGCACTCCTCTTTGTTTCATATCAAGAACTACGGGAAGGACTCTCATCTCTAGTTCAAAGATGTTCCAAAGATTTTGTTCTTCGAGCAGTAATTTAAAATGATTCCAAAGTTTTAAAGTCAGTGCAGCGTCTTGTGTTGCATAGGTCCCCACATAAGCAGAAGGCAAACGCCACATTTCTGCTTTCGGATCAATGCCCCATTCTTCTGCGGCCTGTCGTAACTCTGCTTCTGATTTTCCTTCTTGCAAATACTCTTGTCCCAAAGCATTTAACGTGTACCAATACATGTTCTCGTTAATTAAAGGTGCAACAATCATTGTGTCAATAATCTTTCCTTTGACGTCTATGCCTTCGTTCTTTAACCAACCCACATCATATGTTGCATTGTGAAACACTTTGTCTTGTTGTTCTGACACAACGTCTTTAACAAAATCTAAAACTCGTTTCTTTGGAAAATTAAAACCAGACTCGTGTGCAAACGGAAAGTAGTCGGCAAAGCCGTCGCAAGCAATAGATACGCCTACGGCTTCTCCATCGCCACGAATATATCCAGGGCCTAGTTCTTTTAATCTTGGATCTCTTGTCTCCAAGTCAATTGCTATTTCTTCCGCATCTTTCAAAAGTTGTGTGGGAAAGACATCCGGTGGTGTCCACTCTGTTGGGGGTTTGTAAACAAAACTCATATAACGTACCTATAATAATCATCTTGGGCTTTTATAAAATACAAGTTCTCAATTGTACGCGTAACTGCGACATAGAACTGTCTATGAAGCCCATCGGGTTGTAGTGTTGAAGATTGTTTTTGTGCTTTCGATAAATCAAGATACACAGCCACATTCTCCGCTTCACCGCCTTTTGCTTGGTGTATCGTAGATATAACAATACGCGGTTCTCCATGTAGGTCTTCTTTGTTGTTCATTGCTTTTTCAATAAATCCTTTTCGTTCTACGTCTATGCTTTTGTCAAATAGTTCTTTCCATGTTTTATCTAATATTTCTTCTTTTAAGCCATAGTTGTCCATGGCTTCTTCTAAAGTTACTTTGTGTCCTAGTTCTTTGTCTTGTCCCACCTTGCTTATAAACCCTCTTTTTACACCTTGTTTTCCTAAGTAGTAATACAAATCATCCAGCTCTGATAAAGTGACCGGCTCGGTTTTTATTTTCTCCCAAGTTTCAATGGCTGAAATCATTCTTAAAGGAATGTACCTGTAGTGGTTATGTGCAAAAGGATAACCGTTGTCTATTAGATACTTTCTAATGTTGTATCCTTTTGATGTGTCGGTCAGCATGTAATCACAAGAAGCCATAACCAACCACTCTCCTTTTTCCAAAGGCAACGTGTCTATTGAAGAAACGTTATTGACACTTCCTGGTTCTTCTCTTGGCTTATATTCTTTTGGTTCCCTAGAAACTATTCTCTCTGATATTCTTTTTGCAATCGGATGCACGGTTCTTGGTATCCTATAGGACTGATTTAGTACTATTTTATTTCCCTCATAGTTTACAAACCTTTCAGGCCTAGCTCCGTTCCATTCATAAATGGCTTGGTCATCGTCTCCAGCAATAAAAGTTCTCTCCGTTGTGCTCGCTAGTTTGTCTACCAAACGCCAGTTCAACTCTGCCAAATCTTGTGCTTCGTCTACAATTAAAAGGTCTAACGGTGGTGGTGTACCGTCTTCTAAAAAACTTACAATCATATCGGCAAAAGAAAACAACACAGGTGTTCGAGAAAGCCTAAACTCTTCCCAAGCTTCTGATAACGGTTCCAACATGTGTGGCACAACACCTTTTCTTTGAGACGCGTCTAAAGACAGTCGCTCTTCTTTTAAAGACCGACAATTTGTTTTTGCTCGTTCTATGATGTCGAAATACGGATCTTGGACCACGGACCTGATTGCTCTTGCATTGTTTGGATATTCTTTGGTTAACTTAAATTCGTATTCTTTTAGAAAATCAAACACGTCTCTGCCACCCACTACATGTGATATGCCCATGGCTCTCTTGCAAAAAGCGTGGCTTGTACAAAAATAAGGCATTTCTTCAAACGTTAAACCAAACTTGACATGCGCTCTGTTCTTTCCTTCTTCGGCCGCTTTCTTTGAAAAAGAAATAAAAGCAATCCGCTCTGGTGCAACACCCTCATCAATGCTGGTTTCTATGATGCTCAACAAAGTTGTTGTCTTTCCTGTTCCTGGAGGACCGTAATATTTTGTTACTCCCATTCCTTGTCCTCCGTCTCTGTCCTAAAGTCATCTAAGGACACAGCATCGTCGCTGATCTCTTTAACGTCCATGATCCAAACTTTTTTATTGCCGACAGATTTGTCAATCCATTTTGACGAGTTGATGCCGCCCATTTCTTTTAACTGAGTAAACACCTCTGCTTCTTTAATGTTTCTCATTTTCTTAAACTCTTGTATAAATATCACAGCATCCCTACCTGTAAACCACCACTCTTTAATGCCGTCCTCTTCGTACCTGTAGACACCACTGGAGACTATGGCCATGCGAGAAGAAGACTCTGATATTCTGCAAAACTCGTAGATCGCGTCCTTCAACACACCCCTCTTTGTCATGTCAGAAGGCACGTCCACAACTTGAACCTCTTGCAGCCAAGCGTTTAATTGAGCCACCCAATCTGATTTTTTCTTGTCAGGAGGACACATGTTTAAAACTTCCATGCACTTTTGTTGATACATAGAAAAATTGTGTAGTTGTTTTGTTTCTAAAACAATGGTCTGTCCGTCAATGTCTAAATGCCAAAGAGGTGGATCGGTCATATATTTTCTAAGCCCTCCATAAACAGGCTCTCTTTGTGAGGCGTCTATGCCGTATCTTTTAGTGATACATATTCCACTCTGACAAAACCCTTTTAATGGGTCTTTGCCACACTGATATTTGTAGTCTGTTTTCTCTATGCTTTGTATGATTGTGTTGAGTTCGCTGTGAGACAACGCACTTGTGCAAGCTGTTTTATTTACCTCTTGTAGTTTGTCTTTCCACTCTTCGCCTTCAGGGTAAACCTTTCTTAGAAATACTCCGTAGTTTAGCATCGCGTTGTTTCGCGTTCCTTCCGGCACTCCGTTGAGTTTCATGTGGACCAAACAAGGAGGAGCTTCGTCCCAAAGACTGCTCTTCTTGTCAAGTTGCTTCTTGCGACTCTTTTTTACTGCAACAAAATTGTCTAGGTCTTCTTCAGTGACTGATCTTCTTTTTACAATTCGTACAAACTCTTCTATTCCTGCGGCCTCTCCCTTCGCGTTTAACGCATACCTAGTAGTGTCTTCGCCGGAAAAATACGGCATGTTCAACCAGTTTCCTGTTTGTTTTTCTTGTGGCAATTGCTTTGACCATTCGTATTGTTTAGGAAATATTTCGTCTCCTGTACGGCCCATTGCTGCAGCTATTTCTTCTAGTTTGCTTTGAAACTTATAGGCAGATATTGGCTCTTTAGTAAACATGAATAGATGTACCCCACCTGATTTTGTCATGCAGGGCACAAGGGGCAATTGCATTTCGCTGATTGTCTTTAGAATTTGCTTGGTGTTAATTGGATATTCGTCCACATCAATACACCCCCAAGAACATTTCTCGTCGTCTCTTAAAGGAATGATACCTATTGATACCTCTCCGGCAATGTGTCTTTGCCAAAGCTCTGTTGTAACTGGTTGGTGCAGAGTTTTTCCTCTGCCTTCTTTTTTAATTCCTTTTGCGGTGTTCTTTTGTTTTCCTGTTATCTCGTAAATTCCGTGCGCTCTAGTTAAACCAGAGAAAATGCTCATCAAAATTTTTGCTGTTTCTTTCACATAGCTTCCTTGATTCTAGGAACGCCTCTCTGCAACCATTTAAAAATAATTGTTATTGTTTAGTTGTCTACACCGAAACAAACAGAGAGGCGCCCTTTTTCTTTAGTCTTCCCAATCCTTTTTGTTACCGGATTGTTCCAACGCAGGACTGCTAACAGATTTGCTAGGGCCACCTAGCTGATCCAAAGCACCAGAAGATCCGAATTTAGCAAACTCTTCTGCTTCTGCAAAAAGGTCTCTTTCTTTCTCTTCTAACACCCGCTCCATCATGATGTGATAACTGTACCAGCTACCTCTATCATTGGACTCGACTTGTGTGGATAGACGGTACCAATGAGAGTAAGCCGGAGGCGTGAACATGCCTTTTGCTCCTTTCATTTTTGTACCTTGGATCATTGTGTTCCACGCACGCGAATGCTTCAGTTGCGATCCTGTCATGTTAATGACGCATTTTTGTGGCACGTCATGAACGAGCGCGAAGCCGTAGTGGTTTGATGTTACGGTCAATTGGGTATCCCCGTTTGGTGTAACCATACGCCCTTGGCTGTCGCGTGTGCATCGGTTTAAAAGGTCCGAATCTGCTGGATGCACGCCTTTGAAACCTCCACCTTTCTCACGCAAGCCCCACTCAACGAGTGTTTTGCTATAGTAAGCAGGTAAAAATAACAAGCCGTCATCGCCACTAATAGCGACACTGCTTCCACTGTAATACAGATCACCTTCTTCCGCGTCAGCAAGATAATCACTGGAGTTCTTTTGTCTCTGTGGAGACAAAGCCTGGATTATGCTGATTCTTGGAGTACGAAGGTCTTCCGTACTTAGATCACCGAAACCTTTTTCTTCGATGTTTTCAAATAGGGACGTTATAGATGTCCCATTACTTTTCTTCGTTGCCATATCTTATTTCCTCTTTATTTATTCAACGGTTTATTTTTGTGCGTTTGCCTGCATACACAGAGAAGCTTTTCTGTGTGTCTACATCAAACGATGGGTCCCCCGATTCTATTCTTTCTTTTACGAAAGCACGGAGGGTGCTTGGATGAACTGCTTCTTTCGTTGCTGGCATGTGGCCTTGTTTCGTAAGCAGCTCCGCCAATTCGGAAGCGATCTCATCCTCACCTTGTCCAAAAGTAAGCGTCAAAGTGTTCTTTATTAAGTCACCGTGTCCGTTTTCTCTTAGCCAGTTGTGAGCGTTCTCGACATTGCGAGCCGTGATGCGAGCGCTGTAAAATGGTTCTGCTGATATGCTAGAGCCGTCTGACAGTTTCAGTTCAGAAACGCCGTACTCTGCAAGTTTATTTGGAATGGTTTGTTCACTGAGTTCCCTAGACTGTTCTTTGAGTCGTCTTAGTTGTTCTTCAGTGTTACCGATTTTTGCCTCAAGTGTAAGTAAGTCTTTGCAAAGTTTACTCAGACTTTCGATGTCTGTTTCTTCGATGCTTTCTACTTGTTTTCTTATGCTCTCTTCAAATAGTTCTTTCATTTCTTTCCTCGTTCTATTGGTGTTACGTTAGTTTGTTTATCTTTCTTCGGTTTGTAGTCGATCTCAAAGTCAGGAACGAAAAATATCAAACCTTCATTGTTAACCTCTACGACTTCGACACTGTACTGTGGCGAATCTAGGATAGTGTAAACATATCTTAGACATTCGTCCAACGAGTTAAACGGTCCCAAAGATTCGCCGAAACTCTGATGAGGGGTGAAATTTATGAACCATTCATTTTGTCTGTTGCTGCAGATTTCTAGAATAGTTTTTTTCTTTCGTCCTCTCGTCATGGTTGACTAATCTTATACTATGAGTAGAATAGATTGCAAGAAATATTTTAACGAATAACGAAGGATATGAAAATAATGGATATAGAAGCTTATAATTACAAAACCGAACCCTACGACCATCAACGAGAAACTTTAGCTAAGAGTGCTCACAAAAGTCTTTACGCACTTTTCCTTGAAATGGGCCTTGGCAAGTCAAAAATCTTGTTAGACAACGCCGGTCTTTTATTCGAGCAAGGAAAAATTACCGGACTTCTTATTGTATCACCAAAAGGCAATTTAAGAAACTGGGACGTACATGAGGTCAACAAACATTTACCGGACCACATACAAAGAAACGTTTTGGTTTGGCAGCCCAATCACACTAAACAGTGGCTCAGTGACTATAAAGAAATGGTTGAAGGCGACAGCGACGGAATATTAAACATTTTTTTAGTCAATGTCGAAGCGTTTGCTACTGTCAAAGCGTGTAAATTTGTGGAAGATTTTATGGTTGTTCACGATGTAATGATGGCGATTGATGAATCCACTACGATAAAGAATCCGAAAGCTAAGAGAACGAAACATTTAATCAAGTTGGCACCTCTTGCTGACTACCGAAGAATCCTTACCGGATTTCCCATCACAAAAGCCCCCCTGGATTTATACAGTCAATGTTATTTTCTGTCGCCTAACTTACTCGGTTTCAGTAGTTACTATGCGTTCAGCGCACGCTACGCCATTACTCAGGCACGTCGCATGGGATCGCACAGCTTTCAACAGATCGTAGGGTTTCAAAGGCTTGAGGAGCTGCAAGAATCCATCAAAGACTTTTCGATTCGTAAGACGAAGGACCAATGCCTAGACCTTCCTCCGAAAGTTTACACAAAGCGGTATGTTGAACTGACCGATGAACAGAAAAAAGCGTATGGAACCATGAAACAAAAAGCGTTGATGGTTTTAGAAAACGAAGTGTTCAGCACCATGAACGTGCTGACACAAATCATGCGACTGCAACAAGTGGTTGCCGGCAGTTTGCGTAACGAAGACGGAGAAACGATTGTTCTTAAAAACAATCGAGTGCGCACTGTGTTAGATTTACTAGAAGAAACGTCTGATAAGGCTGTGATTTTTGCTGTGTTTCAAACCGACATTCAACAGTTGGAAAAAGCGATAGCTGAAAAGTTTGGTGAAGGTTCTGTGGCCTCTTATTACGGCAAGACACCGCAAGATGAAAGACAAAGAATTATTGATAAGTTTCAAGATCCAGAGTCTGAGTTGCGCTACTTCATTTCCAATCCGCAAACAGGCGGTCGAGGTATTACTTTAACTGAAGCCGGTACCATGATATTTTATTCTAATTCCTATGATTTAGAATTGAGAGTGCAAGCCGAAGATCGGATTCACAGAATAGGACAAGACAAAAGTTGCACATACATCGACCTCGTATCAGAAAACACGGTTGATGAAAAAATACTTCAGAATCTTTTAAGCAAGGTTAAAATCAGCAACGAGGTTCTTGGAGAAATAAGAAACTGGTTTAAATAAAAGGCTATAATGATGAGTACAGACGCAGTAAAAGAATACCTAGAGCACCCCATGACACAAACAACCGTAGATAAAATCGTCGCAGACATGATTCCAATCATACGAAATCATTTTGACGAAGAGGATGTAAGCCCTTGGGAAGTAGCCACTGCTTTGGTTGTGCTGTTGTCTTCTGTTACCAATACCACAGACCTTGATCGAGAGATGATGGTTGAGTTAGCCACGTTTATTATGCAAACAACGACGGACCAAGGACTTTTTTCAAACCGACATTAAGTGTATGATAAGGGTATGTCCGCCGTACCCATAAGATTTAAAAGAAGAAAACCTGAGAACCAAGGTTCTGAGGAAGTAGATACAAGCCTTTCTTCGGCTTTTCGATACGCAGTAGATCAACCCCTAGAGAACATGGCAACCACTTTTCAAGCCCTTGGTATGGAGGATTGGGAAAAGTTCATGCGTGACATTGTTGAAGAACCTGAAAACTATGAAGCTGCGGCCGGAGAATTCATCAATGCTCAAGGAGATGGTTTTAATTGGGAGTATTTTCCAAGAGCTATATTTGAACAAGCCGGACAAATCGCTGGAAGTTTAGCGACCAGAGCCGGTGGTGCGGCGCTTGGGGCTTTAGCAACAAGACACCCTATTGGTGCGGTTGCCGGCGCTTTGTTGGGACCTGCTTTGTTTGAATCGGTGCAAATTGCTGGTCCTGTTGCTATGGAAAGAGCTAAAAACAATGGTCGAGAAGAGCCGAATTGGGACGATTGGAAAGGCGCATTGGGCACCGCTGCTTTTTCAGGGGCTCTAAACGCTGTTGGTATTAAGAACGTAGGTGTGCTTAATGACATTGGTAGGGGCACTCTCACACAAATAGGAAAACAAACAGCCAAAGCCGGTGTCTCTGAAGGGTTGACTGAAGGGTTGCAAGGAGCAACGGAACAAGTTGGTGGTACAGCGCTCACGGCCCAAGGACTACAGTTTGATCCCAAAGCAGCTATTGGTGAAGGTTTGTTGGGAGCCGGTGCTGGAGGAGGCACACAGATTGGTACCCAAGTGGGTGCAAAAGTAGTCGAAGATGCACGGACCAAGGACATGCAAGAAGGGTTTTTTGATATAAAAAACCTTTTTGGAAAGAAAAAAGAAACGCCTGTTACGCCTCCAACACCTGAAAGGTTTAACATAGAAGAGCGAATAGCTGAGACACAAGCTAGAACAAACCAAAAAATACGAGACACTCTTCCCGGTCTTTCTCCAATTTTTGACAACCTTCAAGACCTTGACTTTGTTGATACACAGATCATCAGGGGAACAGACCAAGAACTAAACGCGGAAACGTTTGAAAGAGAGGTTCTTCCGGATTTAAAATTGAGTTTGGAAAGTATTGCAGGTGATAAAGGTTTTGATTTAACACCAGAGATTACAAATGAGGTAGTAAGAGATGTTTTGACGGAAGTGGGCACTCATCCAGAAACATACACGCAAGAGGCTTATGACGAGTATGGCGACGATGAAGCGTTTATAATATTTGACAGAGACGCTGTGCTTAGCCAAGCGAACAAGCTGTTGTTAGATGCTTTTGACACTACACCAAAGGCGTCTAACGCTCTTCCCTCCGGCCAATTTGAAATAGATGAGTCGCGTCCATTGTTTAACAAAATTCCAGGTATAACTATGGGTTTATCTGGATCGAGTGGGCCTAGACAAGCGGCGTATAGTAATGAAACCGCGCCTCCTCTTGGTGCTGTTAACCCACAATTTGATTCGAGCACAATAAATCTTTTAGAAAACAGTCCAAAAGGACCGATAGATCCTGTGTTTATGTCGCACAGTCCGTTGTGGGAACACCTACAGAACGTAACCAAGAAACCGATTCCTGCTGAAGACATGATGAAAAATTTATTTTTTGATGTTCGACCAACAAACGAAAGCCCTACAACCAAGGAACACGGAACATTCAAACTTGTGCCCTCAAAGAAAAACCCAAAAAAATCCAACGAAATTGCGACACAGGCCATTGAAGCAAGAATAGGGGAGTTTCTTTTAGACAGAGCAGGAAACGGGAAAAAAGTAACGAAAGACGAAGTGCTAAAAGTTTTGCAAGACCACCGAGGACGTTTCACTACTACCATGCTTTCAGATGATGGCGCTTTTGTTGAACCGGATACATATAGAACCAGCACGACGCCTGCTCTTGAAGCTTGGACTGAAGGAAAACTGGCTGAGTTTATGGAACAAGAAATTAAAAAGTCTGATATTTTACCTGAAGGTTACGACATGGGCGCCGCAAACGCACCGACAAGCCCTCTTCCAAATGGTGAAGACGCTTTTGTTAACGAGATGGAAGATGTTGTCCGACCAAAAGTAGAAGAAAGATTAGAAAAAGCGTTAAAAAGCGAAGGACTTGCTGCGTTGCTTCCGTTTATACCACCAGAAGAATCGTTTAATCGAGCAGTAGAACCATTTGAACCTAGGTATGCGGACAGCTACATGTATAACTATTTTAAAGGCAATCAATCTAATTTTAAAAAACTTGGCAATACTGTAGAAATCGGCCTTAAATACGATCCAAGAACGGCTCCAAACGTAGAGCGAGCTGTGGAATTAACGTTGAGAGATGGCATAGACATAAACAATCCAGTTACAACAGCTTTTGCTTTACAAGAAGCCAACTCGAAAAAAGACGGAGACTTAGCGTTTATGGAACCTGTCGATGCAAGCCATTATTGGATGGGTCCGGGTATGCTGGGTTGGATAAGGGGTGGAATGTACAGCCATGAAGACGGAGCGCGCGGTCTTTTGCTTCACGAAATACAATCTCATTACCATGCGTCCGCACAAGCAAAACAAAAAATGTATAGAAGTCATGTAAGAGACGCCTCAGACATGACAAAAGCAGACAAAAAACAATTGCGTATAGGCGATAAGCTGATGAAGGCTTATCAGACACTTGATGCGGGAAACGACGTAAGGCAATCAAATTTGGCTTTAAGGGTTTTGGGCGTTGCGAAGAACTATACCGAAGACATGTTGCCTGGAAACAGCGGCCGTTTAGTGGCTGAGCCACCGGTTACGCCTGATTATGCGTTTCAAACATTCAGAAAGGGGCTCGGTCCTACAACGGTAGGCAACTTTAGACAGATGATGGATGAGTTGTATGAAAAAACATATACGCCTCAAACAAAATACTTGCTTAAAAGAGATTTGCTTAAAAAGCAGCCTTTGCAAGAGACAGCGGGATACACGTTTAAAGAAGACGCGTTTCTCAATGATTATGTTGATGGGATTGTCAACAGAACGTCTAGGCAACTTGCAATAATGGATATAGAAGCTCAAGAAGCAATCCAAAACCTTTATACGATGCCATTGATTGAAAATGGAATATTGGACGCGTCTGCGTCTATTGAGTTGAAGGAGGCGGCAGAAAAAATTATGCCGATGTTTAGTGAGGCTAGAAATGTTGTTGCTGATAATCTCAACAATAAAGCGGAACTTTTTGAAGCCTTAAAACCTCTTGCAACCGACATGGTTGCAAACGATTCAAGTTTGGGCACCATCTACACAATGTTAAAAGACGGTGGGGAAACGCCTGAATATGATTTTCCAGATTTTGAACAATACGCAAGCCTAAAAAACATGGCCAAAGCGGAAGATGTTGAAGAAAAAAATATTATTGCCGATGCGCCACTTAAAAAAGATTTTCCTCAAGCCATGGTACAGGCTTCGATTTCAAAAATATTAATGAACGACCCTGATGCAAACTACTTGTATATTCCAAACCAAGGATTTGGAGGCGCCCCGCAATCTGTTTATAAAAACGCCATTAACGAAGCAAAAAGAATATCCAATCAATTTGATCTTGAATTTAAAAAAGTTACTGAGTTCAGAGATGGAGCAGACAACGTTGAAGTTTATGCCCTAGAGATTGGGCCGCTTCGAGAAAAAATTATTTTGGAAGGTGGTTTTCCTGGCAAGATGACGGGTGGCTTGGTTGAAAAAGCCACCAATCAAACGTTTAATTTAGGCGATTACGGACGTAGGTTTATTTAAAAAAAGTCTTCGTCTTCTACAACAACGGCCCACTCACCACTAAAAGGTATAAACCCTAAACAACAAGGAATTTCTTGTTCCTCGTATATTTTGTATGCCGTTAAAGCAGACAACTGACTCTCAAAGAAATGAATTATGGGCGAGTCCGTTGGCATCTCTCCTCTGTATATCTCTTGTGCATCGAGAAGGTCTTTTGTGTATTGCGCTGTTGTATGACTTAAAAAGTCTGCGTCTTCTTTTGTGTAATAAATTAATGTGCTCATAGTATGCTCCTAAATATGTGTTTAATGACTTCTACGGTCATGCCGTTGCCGAGCATTTTGTAGCGTTGTGTGTTGCTGACGCCTTCGGTGTAGTTATCGGGTACTGTTTGTAGTCTTTCGCATTCGAGTGGTGTGAGTTTGCGCCAACGTGTTTCGTCTTCCGCAACCTTTGGCTGTCGATGACCGCCTTGCATGGTTGTCAAAGTGGGCGATTTGCCTTCCGGTGAGTACACGCGTTTGATGATGTCAAACCCTTTGATGTCTGCTGTGCCGACTTGAATGGGTTTGTTGAATACCAACTGCCTTCTGTGTTTTTCAAAATAGCTTTTAAGATTCCCGCCTTTGAAATAGTTGGCATCGAGGCAATGCGATTTGTCTCGATCTGTAAACCAGTCCGAGTCTTCCAATATGTCTTTTAATACAAGACCACGATCTTCAGGTTGTTGTACGTTCGGTATGTTGGTCCAATAATATCTTTGTCGGTTTTGTGCGCTGACTAGCGAACTATTGATGAAGATGGGTTCGACACCGAGTTGTTCTGTGATGACATCAAGATACTCTTTTTTCATGCGCACGTTTTCTAATAGAAAGTATTTTGGTTTGCACTCTTTTATTAGTCTTACGAACTCAAAGAACAAAGCGGACCGCGGATCGTCAAAGGCCAATTGATCGCCGGCAAAAGAAAATCCCTGACATGGCGAGCCGCCCACTAAAATGTCTATGGGGGGCAAGTCTTTTGCGAATACTTTTGTCACGTCGCCCAGTTGTATCGTATCTGGATAGTTTTTTTGCGTGATTTGTATTGGGTATTTGTCGATCTCTGATGCGAAATACTGTTTGATGGGTATGCCCAGTTGTTCAAGAGCAATTCGTACACAGCTCATGCCGTCAAATGTGCTCAATACCGTTTTTGGTTTCATTTTTTTCTCCGTGTGTTTAAGTGTTGTGGCCTCATTGTTTACTAAAATCCACTTGGGAGAACTAAACGCTAATTTTTAGTAAACTTTTGTTTATCTACGAACTGAGACCACCTCTTATCCGCAGAACTTAACGCGCTTAGTTAATTTATCCACCACGATGGTTTATCTCTGCCTTTCTCCCATTTTGCATAGGTCTTTTCGTTTATGCAATACTTTCTATACGCTTTGACTGGATCTTCGTCTTTGTATTGATCCGGCATGGCTTGTGCAATTGGAGTCATGCCGTTTAAAGGTATGTTTCCTGGAATCTGTGCCAAAGCAGTAAACAGTTTGTCTACGCTTTTGTGTGTTTTGCCATAACGAAAAGTATATTCTTCGCCCAAAGCCAAAAAGTGTTTATACAACCACCTGTAATTACTGTGCGTTGCTCTGGTCCAAATCGTACAAGGATGGTTTTTGTATGCAATTTTATACAGGCCCACGTCGTCTGCGTATTCGTCGCCGTCCAATATGCGATGCGCGGTACACAACATTTGAGCTGTTTCGAGCGGCATTTTTACCAACATTTTGTCGGGTTGTGCTTGCGCAGATTGTATTGGACAACTGTCAAAATAAAATATGTTCATGGGCTAATTGTATAAAACTAATCCCATACATGCAAGTATAATTGTGGAAAGAAATACGTCGAGTACGAATTGTACAATTTGACGTTCGTTGAGTTTTTTAGGGACGAAGGACCAAGGACTTTTGGTCATTTTCCACAGTTTTCTTGCTATTTCCATGTAATGCTCTCCAATTTATAGGCATAAAAGGTTAATTTCTAAAGGTTTTGTGTTGATTTATCCACCGCACCTCAAAAAAACGTAGAAGTTCACTAAAAGTTAGGTAAAAATCGAGGTATGGTACGCTTGAAACCCTTTAAAATCAAGGGGTCTTGTTTTCCTATATAGACAACTACAACCTAACCTGAACTTCTGTTTTTGAGATTTTACAAAAGACTAATCAGAATTTTTTTTCAAAAAGTGAGGTGCGGAGGTGCGTTTTGGATGAAAGCCTTTGTTTATAGGGGTTTTCACCTAACCTGGATGAGGTGCGGTGGAGGTGCGGTGGGTGCGGTGAAATATCTTTACTTATTTTTACTTTGATGGGTATAATTAGCTGATGCAGTTTAAACAAATACATAAGTTTATGAAGTCAGGTAGAATCCAAAAAGTAGTGCGAACCGCATTTAAAGGAGATGAGTATGCCAAAAGGAACATCAGGAAACTTAAAAGGTCGAAACGACAAACATTTAACTCACAAGCAAATTAAATTTGCGAAAGAGTTTGTTTACAACGACGGATCTAAAACCCAAACCGAATGTGCAATCACAGCTGGGTACAGCAAAGAAAGTGCGCATGTCCGAGCATCAGAACTTTTAAACCCACAAAAATACCCTGTTGTAGTCAGATACATAAGAGAACTCCAAGCAGAAGTGGACCGTAAATACGAGGTTACGTTTGGAAGACATGTTAGAAAACTAGCAGACATTCGAGATCAGGCCCTTGAAAAAGGTAATTTAACGGCTGCAGTGTCCGCAGAAGTGCAAAGGGGAAGAGCGGCCGGACTTTATGTTGAGCGTAAAGAAATTCGTACAGGTTCTTTGGAGTCCTTATCTGAAACTGAAATTAAGACAAGAATTAAAGACCTGTTGTCAGATTACAAACCTCTCCTGGAAGCAGAAGAAGCGGTCTTTACTGAAGGTTCTGATTAGTCCTGTTTAATAGTCTTATGGCTCTTTTTGCCAGCTTATGTGCTTCTTTCTCAATTTGAGTACAAAGCTCAACTTCTCGACCATCACCACAGAGCAACACATACTTGTTTTTATGTTTTATTAGTTGGTAATCCTGCATTGTTTTCACCATGTTTTTCTACATGAAGTCTCAATCTTGCTAAATACCATTGAGCCTTCTTTAAATCTTCTATACCATTTTTATGCTCATAGCGCCATAAATATTTGATAATGTTTCCTTTTAGATAAGCTCGAAAACCTTCTGGTGTCATACTTGATTCGATAGCTATAACACATTCTATTCCTCCTTGATTGTAATGAGGAGGCTTGTTTACCATGTCTGTCATTTTAAGATTCGCCGTAGAATTTTTGTCTTAACCATTTAGGGTATTTTCTGTAATAGTCAAAAACATTTAGATAAGGAGTTCTTCCTTCACCTTGTCTTTCAAAGGTGTTTTCTTGATACATTCTTTGGACGAAAAGATAAAAATTGGGATCTTCTTGAAGCTCTTCAGTCATTTTTTCCCACTCATTCTTTCTCCAAATTTTTGTCATTTTTTCCTCGGTATAGTTTGTATAGGCCCATTTTTAATTTTGTGGACTGTTTGTTTAATCCAATCAAAAAAATTAAAAACAAGGTCTAGTGTTTTAGTTATTGGTTTCATGTTGGTGTTGCGTCTATCCAATCGGTTTGTGGATCAAACCTTTGGTCAAGCAGCCCCGTGTTTTTTTTGCGGATCAAAGCATCCCAGTACAGTTCTCTAATGTATCTTCCCAAACTAGCGTCGTTTGGAAACTCTAAAACCAATTCTTCAAGTTCTTTAAAACCTAAAAATTGGTGCTCTTTGTCTTTTATTTTCATCATATAAATCCATAAAATTTTCTTGGTCCATTTGGCATTTTATCATATTCTTTTTTTGGAAGTTTCTTGCCGTTGTAATAATAAACCTTCTTCCAATCTTGTTTTTTATCTTTGTTCATTTCCCTGTTAAATAAAAACCATAACCTACGATAGAAGCGCATAAAAAAGACTGCACAAAAGCCGTGGTGTAGTTGAGTGAAAAAAGATTGTTAAACGTTCCCAGTAAATATAAAAAATACAAATCGTTTTTGATCGGCAACGTGGACAAATCCAAAAAAACCAAACCAAAAACGACAAGTATTAAACCAAGCAATCGCAACATCAGTTTTGCACCTTTTTATATATTGCTTTTGCTCTGCTAATAAGTATTGCACTCACCGAAGGATTATCACTTGGGTCTAACCAAGTTATTTCACCTGTCTTTGGGTTTTTTTCAAACAAAACTTTGCCTTTGCCCCAACCCAACCAAACAGCACCTTTGTTGTTTTCGCCGTAGGTTACTTTTGCACCATTAGTCATTAGACACCTCCAAAAACTCGTGTGTATCAGGAGCGCTTGCTCTACAGGGCATGATTCCAACAAGGGCATTGCTTGTTTGAAACACATTAACTTTTTCTGAACTGCCAGCAACAAAAGACACCAGATCATTAGACCCTTTTAAAACAAGGTCTTTTAACATGGCTAAGTATTTTGGATCAAAGGCAACGCTTTCGTTTTGAAGATTCAGTTGATCGTCTGCGCCTTCTAAGGCCCAATATTTGAATATTTTCCGCCACTCAGGATAGTTTCCGTCAATGACGTCGACTATTCTTGAGTTCGCACCACCTTCAATGACGACAGCGCCCATGTAACTCTGATTTATCATTTGCATCTTTTTTCCCTTGCTTTTTTTAAGTTCGGTGAAAAAAGGCAGAATTCTTGATGAGTTTTCTTGGTAGATGTCGAGTATCACACTTTCAAAATCTTCGTGCGGTACAGCTTCTTCATCTGTGTAACAACAAAGAACATGGCCGTTGGTGGCTACGATGTAAACACCGCCCTCTTCTCTGCGTTCGACAAACACGCTTCTTAAATAAAAACGTGCGTCTCTTGGCTTGGCTGCAAAAGTACATGCTCTTGCTAACATTTCGCCGTTTAGGTTATCTATTTCGTTCATAATTAACTCCCGTAATTAAGTTTTTTTACAAGCAGTGCCAACCGAAGATGACACTACCTGTCGTTTATCCATGTAGAAAATTATTTCTCTACACTACTCAAGTCTATCAAACCTATCTTATATATCAAGTTCTTTCTACTTTATTTTGATACACTTGGCTTACTGTGGCTAAAAAAGAATCTTTATTTTGGAAAAAAGTCAAAACGAATTTAAAGTCGTTTCGGCTGATGCGTATTGAATCATGGGTTAATCTCGGTATACCTGATGTATTGGGGGTGTCCCCACGCGGCGTTTACTTTACCGCTGAACTTAAAGTAACCCAAAGTAATAAAGTTTCTCTTTCGCCGCACCAAATCGCATATCACGAAGAAAGAGCAGATGCGCCCGCTTTTATCCTGGCCCAGGCCCTCCGCCCTTCTACCCCTAGAAAATTCACGATGCACCTCTATCATGCGTCTCAGGTCGAGTCGTTGGTCGTCCACGGGCTAAAAACAGAACCCATATGGACCGGGGACCAAGGTTCTTGGGCCGCGCTCGAAGAAACATGGACCAAAGCCCTTAGAAATCCAGTGAGCCGCTTCTTTATTCTGCCGTAACCTGTGGATAACTAACCACAGACTGTGGACAACCTGTGGATAACTGCTTGCTTGTCTGTTCTGACAAAAGTTTCCCAGGGCGTCCAGGGCCGCAGCGGCTGGTGCGTATAATGTAGCTGTGGGGAATGCT